GCTGGACTGACCAACGTCAGCGCAACCAAACTGACGACAGGTGAGATCAGGATGACACACGCACTGGGTGGTGACTTCAGGATGTTTGACACACTGGGAACACCATTAGCGGATGCTGGATTCAGCGCTTCAACGGCACACAGTTATGGAACATACACGGCGAACAGCTCAACGCTGATCGACAACTTGTATGACCTACCAACAGGTGAGAGCCTTGACTCAAGCGCCAACACAGGTATCATGGCCAGTAACTGGAAGAGATTGAGTTACACGGCGTCAACGAGCGCACCAACAAATGAGCCAGCAGATGGCACATTGTGGTATGACTCTAACATAGATGTCGCGGACATCATGACGCACAATGGAACAACATGGAAAGGCTACGCTCAGGTTTACAGCTCGACCGATCCAAATGGTCCACAGTTCTCAGCGACAGCACCAACCACACAGTCAGATGGTACTGCTCTAGTTGACAATGACTTATGGATTGACACAAGCGACCTTGAGAACTATCCAAAACTTTACAAATACAACACAGCGGCGACACTGAGTTCAAGCAACACAGCCAACCAAGTGGCAGTGACCACTTCGGGCGCGGCGTGGGTTCTAGTTGATAAAGCGGACCAGACCACAGAGGACGGTATAGTTTTCGCGGACGCCAGATGGCACACTTCAACTGACAAAGCGGCGGGCACATCGACCGCGGCGGGAACACCATCAACAATCAAGAACTTATTGAGCGATGATTTCCTAGATCCAGATGCTCCAAACCCAGACAACTACCCACAGGGTATCCTGTTATGGAACACTAGGAGATCTGGCTACAACGTCAAGGAGTACAAGAACAGTTACATCACAACGACCAAGTACCCAGGAAGCGGATCAACTGGTTTGGGTAACATCAGATACAGCAATGAATCTGTGTCAACATACTACCCAGACAGATGGGTGACCAAATCCAGCAACAATGCGGACGGTTCTGGTTCTTTCGGAAGAAAAGCACAGAGAAAGGTCATCGTTGAGCAATTGAAATCTGAGATAGACACCAACCAAGCAATCAGGGAAGACCAAAGAGGTTACAACGTGATCGCTTGTCCTGGATATCCAGAAGTGATACAGAACATGATCAACCTGAACACGGACAGGAACAACACTGCGTTCGTGGTAGGTGACACACCTCTAAGATTGGTGGGCACATCCACAGCGATACAGAACTGGGCCAACAACAACTCGTCAGCACTGGACAACGGTGAGGATGGACTTGTGAGTTCAAGTGATTACCTGGGAGTTTTCTACCCATCAGGTCTGACCACTGACAACACAGGCAAACAAATAGTTGTACCATCATCACACATGATGATGAGGACGCTGGCCAACAATGACAACATCGCTTTCCCATGGTTCGCACCATCAGGAACCAGGAGGGGTGTTGTGGACAACGCCACAGCGGTGGGTTACATAGACACGGCAAGTGGTGGATTCCAAACAATATCTGTTACGGAGTCAGTGAGAGATAGTATGCACGAGGTCAAGGTTAACCCAATAACTTTCTTCTCAGGTGCTGGTATCGTGAACTTTGGTAACTTAACCAAGACCGCGTCAAGTTCAGCACTGGACAGAATCAACGTATCAAGGTTGGCAGTGTATCTGAGATCACAACTGGACGCAATCGCCAAACCATTCATCTTTGAACCAAACGATGAGCTGACAAGGAACGAGATCAAACAAGCGATCGAATCATTCTTGCTAGAGCTCGTTGGTCAGAGAGCGTTGTATGACTTCCTAGTAGTCTGTGATGACACCAACAACACACCTACAAGGATCGACAGGAATGAACTGTACGTGGACATCGCGATCGAACCAGTGAAATCGGTCGAGTTCATCTACATACCGTTGAGAATCAAAAACACAGGAGAGATTGCAAATTTAGGGAACTAATTTTGGAATAAATAGATAGGAGAAACAAATGGCAATATCAACTTTATCAAAATTCACAGTACCTTTAGCAAACGATCAGAGTTCAGCATCACAAGGCTTATTGATGCCAAAACTACAGTATCGTTTCAGAGCAATACTTGAGGGTTTTGGAGTATCAACACCGAGATCAGAACTTACCAAACAAGTAGTCGACATTACAAGACCTAACTTGACTTTTCACAACGTGACACTGGACGTGTACAACTCAAAAGTATACGTTGCGGGCAAACACACCTGGGATCCAATCACGATCAACCTAAGGGATGATGTCAACAACTCAGTTACAAAATTAGTCGGCGAGCAGATACAGAAACAGTTCGACTTCTTTGAACAGTCAAGTGCGGCATCTGGAATAGACTACAAATTCACAGCAAGGATCGAAATGCTTGACGGTGGTAACGGCGCCAGCGCTCCGAATGTGTTAGAGACATTCGAATTGTACGGTGCTTACGTTGAGAACGTGAACTACAACACGCTGGCATACGCAACTTCAGATCCAGCGACGATCACTTTATCAGTGAGATACGACAACGCCATCCAAACTCCAACAGGAACAGGAATCGGAACAGCGGTATCTA